TGACGGCTTTATTAACGGCGGTTGGGGTTGCACTATCACCTGATCAAGTTAATGCCATAGTAAGCGCAGGATTAGCCTTAATGGGCGTTTTGGGTGTATTTACCAAAGATAAGGGCAATGTTTAAGATATTTGCCATAATAGACCGCCTGCTTTTACTTATTGTTAAGTGGGCGGTTCAGCGCGAACAGTTAAAAGCGCAAAAGGAACGCGATGAATTACTTAAAAATCCTGCCGATTGGTTTGATGGTCATTTTAACAGCGTGCCAACAGATACCAATACAGAAAAAACCAACCAAGCCAACGCTTCAGATTCAAAAACAAGTTGATGGTGGCATTTGCTTAGATCGGGGCAATGCGGAAAAACTTGGTGCGTATATTATAGAGTTGGAACGCTAATATAACTTGCACAATCATCGCCGCCTTTCCAAAATTCAGTCCATGCTTGATGTTCGCTTGTTGGCATTACATAGCGTTTGCATTGTTCCCTGTAAGCACAAATCATAGTTCCATCGGGGGCTTGCCCTGCACATTTGGCTAAATCTTTATGCCTAAAAATAGCATCAAACCGATCAGCATAAGTGTTGCTAAACTTGCTAACAATGGCATCGCCCGTTATATCATTTTTACTCATTGTTTATTTCCTTTGCATTATTTTTACAGCCATTACATCCATGATCAATAATTGGTTGTTTTGAGTATTGGCAATCGCGTGTAAAAACATAATCCCATGATGTTTTGCCATCGCTATGAAATACCTTTTCATGCTGACCGCGATTAGGCACTAAATTGCTATGGCAACCATTCATATTTTCTTAGCCTTTATAATTGCTTTGTTCCTAGCATCAACACAGTTTTTGCACAAAACCCGACAACCAACTTTTTTGATCGCAGGCATTTTTTGGCATGACATACACAGTTTAGTCATTACCATTTTCCAATTCAATAGTTGGCTTGCTGTTAGTTAAAAGACCATGTGTTTTTAATGCGGCATTATAACCAATGTCAAACCAAGTATTTTCCAATTCTTTTTGATTTTTCTTTTGAAATTCCATGCCGCGTGTAAATGCGCGTTCAATAGTTAGATCAAATTGTTCTTCAGTTATTATCATATTTTATCCTTTAAGCCCCGAAGGGCTTTTAGTTAGAACAGTATTATTAAAAGGGAATATCATCTTTGATTTCATCAATCGGAGTTTCATTAACTGAACCCGATTTGCTGTATGGCTTTTGATTTTCTTTTGGCATAGGTTCTTTCATCATTAGCCAACCATCAAAATTGATCGGTAGGCTTTCAAGATGGATTGCCTGACCTCCTGATTTGGTGTCCATTACAACGCCACAACGAATCCAACGAGTTTTGTCGTTTCCCTCTTTGTCTTTGTAAGTTTCGCCGCGTGCAATTAGTTCGTGAGTTATCGCCATTTTAATTCCTTTAGTTGATTAAATAATTACAGCCATTTAAGTGATTTTAATTGACTGTATGTTTCCGACACTTCATTTAGAAAAGTAATCACATCCTTTTCCGCTTGTTGCAACCATTCATCATCGCGTGGAACGCGAACAATAAACAATTCCAAATCTTCACCCACATCGGGGCAATAGGACACAAAATCCACAAATTTATAAGCATCGCCTAAACAAGCCATTTGCCATTGCATTTGGGCAAAGTATTGGCTTGGGGCTGTTCCGCGCAACATTGTTTCGCAATGATTGGCTGGTGTCGGGCATTTGATTTCAATACTGCCGCCATCAACTAATCCATCGGGGCTTGCCCCTGCCATTTCAATGGTTGGATGTTGAACAAAACCAATTTCATCAACCATGACACCTTTTTTTAGTTCATAGGATGCGCGTGCAAGCGGTTCTAACGCATTTCCGCGTTCCATGTGGGCGTTGGTATAGGTTTCGGCTTTGCGCCCCGTCAAGCGTTCGCAAACCAATTGCATACGGTAATTGCGGCGCGTTACGGCTTCACCTGTTTTAACGGTGGCTAATACATCGGCTAATCGGCTTGCGCTAACCTTGCCCAAACGGGCGGCAAACCATTCATCCGAACCTTGGATTTCGTTCATGGTGTTTCCTTTATTTTTTCGGCAATTTCACGATCAACCAATATGCCAAGTTCTTTATCAATAAGGTTGTCTAATTGTTCGCCATAAACAGAATTAAGCGTTTCGCCAGGACAGTCATAAGTAATAAAATCAAAACCACTATGATTATCCCAATCATAAAATTTGTCAGCAATGCAATCTTTAATTATTAGCGGCACAACATCGCGCAAAAAGCGATAACGCACAGCATCCGCAACCAACAGTTGCATTTGATCATCGGGTAATTGTTCGGTCATTTTGCATCCTTTCTTTGAATTGGTTTGGCAAATAGCCATTTTTCACCCATCATTTTTTTGCAATCGGCAATTTTCTTTTCGCGCAATTCAATAAGGCGTGGGCTTGGTGGTGCTAATTTGTAAAGGCTAGTAATGATCATTTGGCATCCTTTGTAAGTTTAATTTTCATTAGGTCTTTAGTTTTAGTAATAACGGCAAGTGATTCAGCGTCAGTTTTAAACAAAGGCACAATGCTTAAATATGCTTTTTGCAATTCATCTAAAGTGGTGCAATCAGTTAATTCGGAAACATATTGTTCAGCATCAATTTGCGGCAAATCTGAACCTGCAAAAATATACAAACCAATTCCAAAGCACGCCACACACTTCGCCAAGCATCGCATTGTGGCATCGGATATTTTACGGCTGTCTGGGTTAGCAACAGCGTTGTTGCGATTATCCATGACAGGCAGTTGCATTTTCATGGTCTTGCCAAAAGCGGTAACATTGCAAAACACCATCATGGTTTCGCCGTAATACTTTGGTTCGGGGAAATCCCATGTTGCTGTTTCATCGGCTTGCAATAATTGATCAATTGCCCATGTCCATGAAAGATAAGTTAATGCACCTTTTTTTTCGGTTTTGCCATTAACATTTATTTCCCTTAATTTTTTATAACTCATGTTTTATCCTTTAATGTTAAACAGCTAACAAGCAAAGCAACAAGCCTGCCGCTAATATACTGCCGACAAAACAAACGGTTTCAACAACAACATAAAGCCAATTTGTTTCAGATTTTACAACTAAGTTTTTGTAGTCTTTCATTTTTACCAATCCTTTACTTGCTGAACCATCCAACGGGCAAAGCCATCAACATCGTGATTGGCTTCAACAAAATAGGCTAGATCGCGGATGCGTTTATTGTAAATGTCGCGGATGCGCCCTAACTTATCATCGTTTGCATCATAAAGAATGACAAGCACTTGATCGCTGATCAAATCAGTTTCTTCAAGGAAATCAGATAAGTTTGGTGAGTTGATCAAGTATTGTTCAACAAGATCGGCAATGTTGGTTGGGATTTCTTCAGAATAATCATCATCAAAAATGGGGCGAACATATTTCATTTTAGTTTCCTTTAGTTTCCAATAGGGGCTTGCGCCCCGTTTAGTTTAAATACCTAACATTTGCATCGCAAATTCGCCAGTAAACATACGCACACCATAATCATCATAATTAACTGTTGGTTTAACTGATTTAATGATAGCGTAAGTTGTTTCATCAACATAATAGTTGGACATATCTTCACCTTGCATTTCGCGTGATTCAATTTCGCGATAAGCGGCATCAAGATTAAATTCGTGGGCTTGTTGGATTTTTTCAGCGTGTGTCATTTTAGTTTCCTTTGGTTTCCAAGTTGGGGCTTGCGCCCCGTTGTTATTTGTTTAAATTATTGCAAAACATTTTTGCGTGGGCTAATGATGATACCGCCCTGTATGCTTTGCCATCTTTTGCAATCACATATAATTTTTCAACAATTTTTGTGTATGTAAACATTTAGTTTCCTTTAAGTTTCCGTTAGTGCTAGATCAGCACAGTTCCTATCTTAATGATATTTCATTGTATTGCAATAGATTTTGCAATTATTTTTAATCTTTTTTCCAATACCCGTAAACAGCCCTTTTGCCGCCGCGTGCGACATTAGGATAAACATCGTGGATCACACCATCAATCATTACCGTTAAATGCTTGCTAACGCTAACCACAAGGCAACCCGATGGCAATTCATCGGCAACAA